CTCTGTATTATCTGATAATAAATATCCAACCAAAGCTGCAAAGTATTGGCAATCAGTAAGAGAGCAAAACACGCACTTTGAAAACTTAGTTCACTTATCATTTGATGCTAGGAAGAATGAAGTTGAAATAAAAAAACTACAAAGAGATATTAAAAAAGAAAAAGATACATTAGAGAAAGAACTTAAACAAGTTGAGTTAGAACAAAAATTATATGCTAAGGCACAAATGGAACTTGTTGCTAAACATAGAATGAGAGAAGTTGCTACTTGGTCTAAACTTAAAAAAGAGTTTGATGATGGTAACTTTGATAAAAGAGATGTAAACACGCACCAAGCTAAATCATATTTATTAAGATTACAAAGACAGAAAGAGACTATAACTCCTGGTACATCACAGCCAGAGGTGTTTAACGTATTAGGACAGTTAGAGGCTTTAGAAAAAGGACTGAGAGAAAATACATTATCGTTAGATGCCAAAAAAACTAAAAAGATCACCAAGTAAAAAAATATTTTTTCTTGCTGGTTTACCTAGAGCAGGTAATACTATTCTTACGTCAATATTAAATCAAAACTCTGACATATGTTGTACACCTAATTCTATTACTCTTGAAATTATGAAAGATGTATTTTTACTTAAACAAAAAGATATTTTTCAAAACTTCCCTGATCACAAGTCATTAGATAATGTTTTGTCTAATGTGTTTTATAGTTATTATAAAGATTGGAATTACAAATATATTATTGATCGTGGTCCCGCTGGCACAGGAGCAAACCTAGCATTAGTTAAAAAACATTTAAACCCTAATATAAAAATTATATTTTTAGTTAGACCTATATTAGAGGTTTTAGCTTCATGGATAGATTGGGCCAATAAAACATCTAATAACTACATTAAAAAATTAGGAACGCCAACTCAAGCTTGTCATGCGCTTATGAGAAAAGATGGTCAGATTATAAAAGAATTAAAATGTATGGAAAATTTATTAAAACCAGAAAACAAACATCATGTTCTTTTTATAGACTATGATGAAATTGTAGATCAACCACAAGAAACAATTGATAGTATATATAAATTTTTAGGCATACCAAAATACAAACACAGATTTAAAAATCTTAAACAGATAGAAGTAAATGGTTTAAAATACAATGACAGAGTTTTTGGTAAAGGAATGCATACCATAAAAACAAAATCTTTGACAAAAACAAAAAGAGATATTACAAAAGTGCTACCACAAGAAATTATACAGACATATGGAAAAATTAAATTCATCTAAGATATTAGTTTTTGGATTACCTGGATCTGGTAAGACCACATTTGCAAGACAGCTTGCAATTAACACGGCTTACTTTAATGCTGATGATATTAGAAAGATGTTTAACGATTGGGATTTTTCTATGGAGGGTCGATTACGTCAAGCTGAAAGAATGTATTGTTTAGCAAATTTAGCAGATGGTCCGGCTGTTGTAGATTTTATTTGTCCCTATGATCAGAATAGACATGACTATGATGTTAAGATTTGGATGAATACCATTAAAGAAGGCAGGTTTGATGATACCAATAAAATGTTTGAAAAGCCTAGCCACTGCACGTTTGAAATTACAGATTTTAATTACGACCATATTATAAAGGAAATACGTGATAGACTATAATAAACCCACCGCTCAAATGCTAGGAAGATACCAACCCTTTCATGATGGTCATTTTGAGTTGTTTAAAAAAATATTAAAAAAGACAGGGCAAGTTGTAATTATGGTTAGATCTTGCGCAGGTGAAAAAAATCCATATCCTTTTAAAACTGTAAAAAGAAAAATTGATAAGAAATTAAGGCAGTATTATGGCAAGTATACAATAATAAGAGTTCCAAATATTACAAACATATGTTATGGTAGGGACGTTGGATATGTGATAGAAAAAATATCTTTACCAGAAAAGATAGAGTCTATATCGGCAACAGAAATTAGGAAGAAAAATGAAATTTGATTTTGTATATTTAGGTCAAACAGTTTTAAAGTACCAAGTCCCTCTAGAAGTATTCATAGGTCTTAACGAGATTTATGAAAGACAAAAGAAACAATTACCAAAAGCTAACAAACAATTAGTAGGTAAGATACAAGATGAAGTATCTTTATTTTATTCAGGCCCTGACAACGACAAGATGCATCAGCATAATTTTTTACCACAAGATATATTAAAATGGTTTCATAGCATTTTTGACCACTACACAGATTGGAACAAGATAGGTCCAACACAGAAATCTATAAATTCTATTTGGGTTAATGAGATGAAAGCACATGAATATAATCCAGTTCACATACATCAAGGTAAACTCTATACAGGTCTATCTTCTGTAATGATTATGAAATTACCAAAAGAAACAGGCGTAGAGTATTCAGCACCGCAAAGACCTATGAATGGACGATTACAAATTATTGGAGCATCTAACGGACAATTTTGTAAAACAGATTATTCACCCAGCATGAAGATAGGAGACTTTTATGTTTTTCCATACGACATGAGACACTGCGTATATCCTTTTAACGGAACAAAAGAAGTTAGAAGAACATTAGTTTGTAATGTAGATGTTGATTACAATCCTGTATCTTCACGAACAGGTATGGGACAAAATGAGGAGTTAGATATATAAAATGATACCAAGAATGCCAAGATGGCAATCGTATGTTGCTACAACAACTGAACCTATGTTTACACCAGAACAATGTAAAATGATTATTGATGCAGGTCATCAATGTGCACCAGAAGAAGCTAAAGTGGGTGGTGAGAAAGAAGGTAAATATGATACAAAGAAAAGAGTTACAACAATATCTTGGATACCTTTCGGTAAATTACCACAAATGTATAAAATAGTTGACAATCAATTATCTATTGTAAACTTAAATCATTTTGGTTTTGATGGTGTAAGACTAACAGAGCCTGCACAGTTTACCGTGTATCCTAAAAAAGGTTTTTATGATTGGCACATGGATTTAAACGCTTTTGGTCAATCTGGCCAACATCCAATACGTAAAATATCTATGACGTGTTTATTATCAGATCCATCAGAGTTTACAGGTGGCGACCTTTTATTTGGAGAGTTAGGTGATACTCAACCAGTGCCCTTGAAACAAGGACAAGCTATATTTTTTGCATCATTTTTAAGACACAAAGTTGCTCCAGTTAAAAAAGGGATTAGAAAATCATTAGTAATGTGGTTTGGAGGACCGCCTTTTAAATGAGTAAGTTACAAAGAAAGATATTATTTCCAACTGCTATTTATTTTAAAGACATACCTAACGCTAAAGAACTTAATAAATATTTATTTAAAGAAATAAAGAAGTGGCGTAAAGCAGATCCTAAAGGAGAACATAAAACTAACTCTGGATTTGGTTGGCATAGTAAAACTGACATGGACAGACGACCGGAATATAAACCCTTAGTAAGTGAATTATTTAAAATGGCTGAAGAGTGTAATAAAGATTTTGGTATTACAGGTAAACTAGGACTTGGTAATATGTGGGCTAATGTAAGTCCAACATACTCTTATAATAAAACACATACACATCCTAACTCTATGTGGTCAGGTGTATACTATATTAAAGTACCTAAAAACTCAGGCAAATTATTTTTAGAAGATCCTAGACCAGGACCTAACACACATATGCCTAGAAGAGTTGATAACCTACCTGAACAACTATGGAGAGTGTGTGCCTACGAACCTATTGAAGGACGTATGATCTTTTTTCCATCTTGGCTTCCCCACGGTGTAGACTTAAACATGAATACAGAGAAAGGTGAAAAGAATTGGAGAATATCTGTATCTTATAATTTTATACAAGTATGAGTTTTAATAAAAACAAGTATCAAGTTATACGTAGTGCTATATCTAAAGAAGTAGCAGACATAGCCTATACCTATTTACAAATATCAGCAGAAGCAGATAATTGGATGTTAAAAAATGGTGTAACTCATGCAGGCAATAAACTTGTAGGTAATTTTAATGATGTACAAGTTCCAAACTCTTACGCTAAATATGGCGATAGATTAATGGAAACATTACTTGTTAAAACTATAGCTGTAATGCAAAAGAAAACAGGTCTTAAATTAGTGCCCACGTATTCTTACACAAGGCTGTATAGAAAAGGTAATATCTTACAAAGACACAAGGATAGACCAAGCTGTGAGATATCGACTACACTAAACTTAGGTGGAGATGCATGGCCTATATTTATCGATCCTACGGGGTCTGACAACGTCATAGACGAGTATAAAGGCATACATAAGCCTGGTGCACCCAAAGGTATAAAAGTTAATCTAAAACCTGGTGATATGCTTATTTATTCTGGTTGTGAATTAGAGCACTGGAGAGAGCCTTTTGAAGGTCAATTATGTGGTCAAGTGTTTTTGCACTATAATCATGCAGATGGACAGTTTGCAAAGTCCAATTTAT